CACTGCCCAAATGGCTTCCGCGGCGAGTATCTGATCGCTCTTATATGTTTTCTTATCTATGTGTTCTAACAATACTGTTGGTTTAGGTCTTGACATAAAATATACGTATTCCTTTTAGTTAACTACGTATATATTTATCTTATTTCTCAGTAATTGTTATGTTAAATGCCGTCGTTATACGAGGTTCTGTTGTTGTTTGTTTAGGAATACTATGGTTTAAATAGGGTGGAAAAAATATCATATCGCCTTCTTGTGCGTTAGCATATACGACTTCTTTTGGCCATAGATTAGGTAGTTTTTCTACTACAGGAGTAGGTTGTGTACTTCTAATACCATCTTGTGAAGGGTTATAAAATACAGTAGGAGTGTGTATTGCAGTATCATATTTTACATAATGTACTGCACAAATTTGTATGGTGCGAGGACTTGATAGATGGTTATGTGTTTCTCCCCAGCCATCTTTACCAGTTACGTTATACCAAGCATCAATACCGATAGTCCAGTGATACTTGTCAGTATTAAATCCGTAATGACTAATAAATTTACTTATTGTAGGTTCATATTTTACAAACAGGTCATCCCAGTCTACTGCACGAGCACCTGGAAAATAATCGCTGTATACATTGCAAAAATCGCAATTAGGACCTTTAGTATTGAATTCGCTTTCTATATTTGAAACAAAGAATGATTTGATTTCGTCATGCTTATCAACCTTTACTTTATAGATATCAGTTGAAAAGAGTGTTTGTGTTTCCATTATTCTTTAAAGCCACCACCGTCCATCTCTAAATTGACGACTTCGTTTTCTTGACGAGTGGCATTATCGGCCACGAGTCTTTCTAGTTCTCCATGGAGTCTAGATTCAACTTGGCCGATTGTAAGTGCAAGTATTTCGGCTTGTTGCATATTAAGTTTAACATCTTTAGCATTAGATAATTTAGCAGACTTTACTTGCTGAATAAATTGTTCTAATGGACTTGTATTAATCGGTTCTTTTTGCATCTGCATTTGCCTTACTTAATTCTTGTCGCATTGTTAATTCATCTTTAAATGGACCTTTAGAAGTATAACCTTCAATAGTCATTAGTTTAGGACAAAAACTTCTTACCCAACCTTTATCGAATTTAATAATATAGTAACCTGCACAATATAAACTTTTACTTTTTTTACTCTTAGTAAACAAAGGAAGTTTACGTTTTACATCATACATTGCATTGTGTGGAATACAACTAGTTGGAAATCCTTGAACTTCTTTTTCTTGGGGTGCCTTAGTTGAAGTGTCTTTAACTCCCCATTCGATTTCAATATCGCTAGTAAGTTGTTTTTCGTTTTCGTAAAACTTAGTATGTGTATTACAGCAATACATATATGTCTTATCTTCTTGACGTGATAACGTACCAATACGTTCCCCGTCTTCTTCAATAATCCAGAATTTGTTTGCAACGATTGGGTTTGCTTTTAAATGTGTCATTACATTGCCTCCTTAAAAGTTTCAGAGTCTATGACTCTTACATTTATATCTGTATTGGCCGCGATAGCCGCATACAATCTTGTACGTCCATCAATTACAAAAGTTTTACCTTCTGTAGTCAGTAGCATTGGTGGTTCGCAATCTCCATTGATTACAGAGTCGATTATTTCTTCTAGATCAAACTCACGTTCTCTCATATGGCGTTTATCACGTTTTAACATAGACTTCACGAATGTATTTCTATAGTCTTCTGTACCGCTTGCTTCTTCAACTTCCTTTAGAGTATATTCATCCTCAGGTAAGTTTAGCAAGTTATTTAACCTTTTAATTTCGCTAATTTTTAGATTTTGGACAGATAGATTATCAATAATTCTACCCATCAGTTTACATACAAAGTCTCTTTTATGGTTATCCATTGGATTATCGGTACCAGTATCAAATGGTAAATTTTCTACAAATTTGATAATTTCTGGGTCACGTTGGCCGAATAATTCGTATGCATAAAAGTATCCTACTTCTTCATATATCATGCTTCATACCTTGCTTGTAAAGGTTCACTATAAGCCTGCACTTGATCTACAATTCTTTGTAAATCGTGCTTTGCACAAAATTTCATAAGTCTTAATCCAACTTGCGATACTGCTTCTACCTTAGTTGCTGTTGCAATAGTTTCTGCAATTTTAACTTTAATATCATCAGGCTGTGCAGATAAATCACAAAGTGTTACATTTCTAGTATAATCATCTAGTACACGATGCTCAACACCGTCATGATCTACCCAACGTTGTAGCATCATGTTATTCCAATTATAACCTTTACTATCTTTATCAGCATAGGCTTCTGTAAGACCTACTTTGTTCTTAGTACCTTTAACACGTACACCAGGATATGCACTAAACACATTGTCACTAGTATCGCCTCGCATACACTTTTCAAATAGTAACCATTGTGGATCAGGAGCACCTTTAGGCTGTTTAGTTTTCTTATCAATTACAGGTTGACCTTTTTTGTCAAAGTAACCTTCGTGTGTAATTGTAACATCTTGAATACCGTTATATTGTTTAACATTAGGTGCAATAAGTTGTGCAAAGTCACCGTCGGTTGAAATAATAACATGATTATCGTTAGGGTGTGATTGCACCCAACCTGCAATTAAATCATCTGCTTCAAGTTCAGGATGTTGTAAAACAGTACAGTTAGTTTTTGTAGTTACAAAATCTTTAAACTCATCAAACATTTCCCAGAAGACTTCCTCTTCTTCTTGCTGACTTGCAGTTAGTGCCGCACGAGCATCGCTTCTATTTCTTTTGTAAGGCTCGTAATAATCTTTACGCCAACTACGTCCTTCTAAGCAGAACACAACATGACTACCATCAAACTCTTGCCAAGCCTTTTTCAAACTACTAAGAGTAATATGAAATGCCATACCTACTTTATCTGTAAGGTTACCACGAATAACGTGCCTTGCTCTAAAGAATGTATTTGCTGTATCTACTAGAATATATGTCATTGTTTTATTATACTACCCTTTTGTTTGTTTGTCAACCTGTTGTTGTGATTTACTTTGAATATCTTCTAAGATATCTTTATTAATAAATGGAACAGCATTAAAAAACTCTGCATCAAAAGATCCAGTTAGTCGTAAATCAAATGCTACACTTACTCGAACATCGTCTTTAGTATACTTTTCTACATAGTGTGGTACGCAACTTGGAAAAATTACACAACCACCTTTTTTATTTGGTAATGCAATTTTTGATTCAGGATCAAATGCAGAATGATAAACAGTTTTAGTTTCATAATCATCAAGATGTACATTACCACTCAAGTACGAATCAGGTTGAGCACCATGGGCGTGTGAATCCATACCTTCATCTTTTCGTAAGATATTTGCCCAACAAACAATTTGTAGATCTTTTAATTCTAATTGCTGTTGTTTAACATACTCGAGATATGAGTATCTTAAGAATGTTAGCAATTCACTAAAAGCCGCCTCTTCCATCTTTAAAAGATTATAACGTCCAAAGCGTGTAGTGATATGATTTTCATCTAATCCAGTACCACCGCTATTAGAATATTCTAAATTTAAAATAGTTTTTTCATTGTTTACAATCCACTCACGACATTTATCAACATGATCGAGATCAGTCCAGTTTGTTAACCAAAGTGGAATATTCCAACTTGGTGCAAACTCTGTTAGAGGGTGGTAACTTTTAATTCTAATTAATGACATTATTTGACCTCCGATTTACCGTCACCTAAATTTTTTGTATTAATAAAACCTGCTCCTCGATTAGGATCATGTCCTTCGTCTTCGAGTACATTTCTAGCAAGATCTTTAAACCACAAATCAACAATTTCTTCATTGCTCTCACCAGCATAACCAGCATCAAGCAGTTGCTCAATAAATTCATTATTCCAATCGAGTTCAAAGAATCCGTTTCGAATGTTGTCTTTATTAACTTGTGTATCAAGTACGCCAACCCAAGGTTTTTTAGCCTTAGTTGCCGCCTCCTTCTCTTTCATCATTAAGTCACGATGAGAAAGTTCTGTTGTATTAGTTTGTTTCTTTTTAAACATATTTTTAAGTTTATCCATCATAATAGTCCTTTCTCTCTTAATTCATCATCAAGAGGTTTACTTGAGTGTTTTCTCTTAAGTTCCCCATGCGTTGCCGAAGATGTCGACGTGTAGTCTTGGGGTGTAACGCCAGCCCCGCTCCATTGCCAATTCTGCGACTCGTCTAGTGTTGAGGGTGTATTCTTCCGATCTGCCCCCCAACGGCATGATATAAACTGGAACATCGATCCCAGCGTCACGATATTCTTGAACCGCTTTGGTAACTTCATCCACGTCCATGTTATCAGCAACAACAAATTTAAAATACATATTACTATTAGGTACATCAAAGTAACTACGAGCAATATCGGGATTGATAGCATCACCCCAAGACTCTCCGCTAACGGAAAGTTTCGGACTGCAACTAAAAGTGACTTCAAATCTGTCTTGAGTTTCCAAGTATTGTTTGAAATCATTGTGTAAAGTTTGTGTTGTATTTGTTTCAAATGTAACATTTTTTAAGTCTCGCATTCTTGGGTGTTCGAATAATTCCTTGTAAAATCGTTGCCAACCTAACAAAGGTTCACCACCCGTTAAGATAAAGTGTACATCTTGACCATTATTCATAGTCCACTTGCCTTCTGGAGTTAAACTAAGAATATGCTCTACTACTTCATCAACAGTTTTATCCTTCATAAACTTTTTAAATTCAGGATAGATACTTGCATATGTGTCACAACCTGTATGCACAATAGGCAACTCATGAAAAGTGTCTACCTTCTCAGTAACACCTTCATCTAAAAGTTTACGTACCTCTGGGTTATACTTAACACCAGTTTCTCTCATTGGAGTACCTCTAGGCAACCCAAAGTTCATACAACGAAAGTTACAACCAAATGTTCTTAAGAACACACTAGGGACTCCAACAAACTTGCCTTCGCCCTGTACACTATAAAATGCTTCTGAATATCTTAGTTTCATTCTTTCACCTGTACCAATGGCTCATTATAATATGCGTCGTGATAATCACCATTTTTTTGAAATTGTCGAATAGTAGTATCTTTAACAAGCATACCATCTTTAACTGTGTAGGTAGTGTATTCTACTTTGATTACACCTTCCTTGCTTCTTTCAATATGTGATTTCATAGGTCCTTCTGTTATCATCTTGGTGCAAACTCCTGTTGTAATTTAATATTATCCATAAACTCTTTTTTAGTTCCTGCATCTTCTTTAAAACTACCTTTTAGTACAGTTGTTTGAGTTAATGAACTATGCGCCATAATGCCTCTATTTTCACAACAACCATGTGTTGCTTGAATGTATACACCTAAGTGTTTTGCATTAGTAGCCTTTTCAATTTCACGTGCAATATCATTTGCAAGTTCTTCTTGTAGTGTACCACGTCTAGCACACCACTGTGCAATACGTGTATACTTAGAAAGTCCAATTACTTTTCCATTAGGAATAACGCCAATATATGCTACTCCTGTTACTGGTTGATGGTGATGCGAACAAACACTTTTAAGTTCGCTTCTTACAACAAGCATACCTGTGTAAGCATTTTCACCTTCGTTTGGAAACGCTGTTGCTGTAGGAATCTTATCATAACGTCCTTGCATTAGTTCGTTGTAATACATTTTAGCAAGACGTTTAGCAGTACCATGACTGTTAGGATCGTTTTCTCTATCGATAATAAGTGCGTCTAGAACGCCTTCAAACTTTTCCGCGGCTTCGTCAATTAGTTTTTGTTTTTCACCTTCATAGATGAATTCACTAATATTGTCACCCGCCCAATAACGCTTGTTTGCGTCCTTAATTCTGCGTGTTACTTCTTCATATTTTTTCATTTACTTCTCCGAGTTATAGACGAGGATGTCTACTATGTTTTACATTATATACTTTATTTAGGTTTTTGTCAAGTATATTATGCACTTAAAAATACTTTTTGAGCATTTCAATTTGATCATCGTATTCTGCTACAATGTTCAATTCTTTTTCAATTGCTTCCAAAATGTCTGGATGTTCGCCAACTCCTGCGGCTCTTTCCAAATATACTTCGACATTCATTTTGTGTTTTGCAATATGACCTTCTGCGTGTTTAATCATGGCCGCAATCATGTTTTCTCTATTATACATTAGTTTCCTTTCCAATTTGTGTTATAAATTCCTTTGCAATAAGAGTGTGTGCTTCTTTATTGAAGTGTTCGTCATCTATTGTAAAAGAATCTATAGAGTTTTTACTTTCCAAAAACTGTAATACGTTTTGGTTAGCAACTTTACCGTAAGAACAGTCTCCAAGCATATTTAGATCTTTCGGGAGCCAAGTGTTCTCGTTAATGGCAAAGATTTTTAGTTCTGCATTATTT